TGATTTTCCATGTTAACATTGCAAATATTGTTAGAAATTTTCCAACAATTCCATTGAATTATCTGCTGTTTTAGTATTGAATATTTGATTAAATTGTTATTTTCCGTGTTGAATCTACATTCTTGAGTTCGAGTGATTGTTAAGATGGAGGGATTTGTTCCAGCTATTTCTACGATCGTTGGTAACGGTTTTCATACGTTACTGTATAGAGAGGTTGATCGCGCTGGTTGGTTGTCGCAAGCCCTGGGATTTCATCGTTATGAATACCAGTTGCGCTTCGGCGCCGGCGCCACCAAGGTTATTCTTGGATTGGCAGCAGCTGGAGTGATTGGCAGCTATGTCCACGGCAAGTTCAGTAGTAAGTATCCGACGAGATTTGATGGACTTGCCGCAGTTCCTGAAAGTCTGGTTCCAGGGAATCCATTGACTGAAGGACAGAAAACGCCCTCGTGCCAGGTGCAAGTGGCACTGAAGAAAGGGCAAACGTTGTGGATTGTGGGTTCGGGTGTCCGCGTTGAAGATTACTTGGTGATGCCCACTCACAACGCTCATGTTGGTTATGAGTTGTGGTTGGTGACCCCACGCGCTCAAATTCGTGTTGGCACGAAAGAGGAACTTTCGCTTGCAGCGGATGCATCAGCGTATCAAGTTCCCGCCTCAGACTGGGCCCAACTTGGAGTTGGCCAGGCTAAATTTGGAAAGGTAGGTCCTCGCGATCAGGTGAAGATCGTGAGTTCCGTTGATAATAAGGGCTCCTTTGCCATTCTGGAGCGTACAGATGGCATGGGTAGAGTCCATTATCATGGTTCAACTATACCTGGATTTAGTGGGGCAGTGTACATGAAGGGCGCGCAAGCGGTTGGAATGCACACTCATGGTGGAGCACAAGGCGGAGGTTATGAACTCCTGTACTTGTGGGCGAGGCTAAAGGCAGTGCTTCGCCAAATGCCAGAAGACTCTGGAGAGTTCTTTATGTCGGAGATGCGTTCGGGCTTCCGATTTGAGGATCTTGAAGATGGAGGTGGCATCATCTCCACGATGGATGGTGGCTATCATCTAGCTACAGATGAATTGTATGCACAATTAAAAAAGATGAAGCGCCAAAAGCTGGAAGGAACGCTTGATTGGCAAGCTCTGGAAATGGAATATATTGATCGTACCAGAGAATGGCCTGAATTTCCTGAATCTGTGCCCATTGGTAGTGCTCCTACTATGCGCGCGGGATTTTCGGGGGAAGGCCAGCGGCCGACTGTGAAGGGGATGGTCCCTCGGTCGGCCGACGTTGCCCCGTTCCGCCAGCAGGCTTCGACCTCATTGACATCCAACGTTCAACGAGGACAAGGAAGCCAGCAGGATTTGACGAAGATTGCAAGAGAGCTATCCGAACAGCAGCGTCGCGACTTCCAGAAGCTCAGCGACAAGTTGTCGGATCAGCTACGGAAGACTATGGGCCCGCAGATATCTCAGCAGAAGCAGAATGGCGGTCGTTCACGACGCAATTCTCTGCCGCAGCCGAACGGCGCTCGGCAGTGAGGTGTCCGGATCAGTTAGAAGAGGCGTTTGCATTAGCCTGGATGGAGAAGAAATACTCCCTTCCAGGTCCAAACGCTTCCTGGTCTACACGGGTTTGGTTTGAACAATGTCTCCAGGATCTTGATTTTACTTCGACTCCCGGCTTACCATATATGCATGAGAAGCCTACGATAGGACAGTGGTTGGGCTGGGACCAATTGGGACACTTTGACCCCGATCAAGTGCATCGTCTTTGGATGGATGTTCAGGACTTGATGAGACGCGTTGAAAGTGGAGAAGAGAGTTCTCACATTTTCCGTTGTTTCGTCAAAGATGAGCCCCATACAAAGAAAAAGATTTCTGAGCAACGGTGGCGCTTAATTATGTGCGCCGGCTTGGACGTCCAGATGCTTTGGCGGATGGCTTTGAAGGAACAAAACGATTGGTTGAACGGCCATCCATATTCTTGTCCTTCGTCACACGGTTTGGTTTTCTGTTATGGAGGATGGCGCCGTTTCAAGGCCCACGCCGCTTCCAAAGGATTGAGATATTCGCGAGATATATCCGCCTGGGATGTTAATGCCCCAGGTTGGGTGTTCCGCGTGATCAAACGTTGGCGACAACGTGCGTCTTCGGACCGCCTTTGGCAGAAGACGTTAGACTGGTTGTATTGTGATGCTTTTGAACAACCAAAGATCAAATTTTCTAATGGTCTTGTTGTTCAGCAGCGTTATAGTGGAACCATGAAGTCTGGCCTTTTTGTCACGATCGCTGACAACTCTGCTGCGATGAACGTGATGCACGTCCTAGCCTCAGTTCGCTCCGGTCAACCCATAGGTGAAGTGTGGTCGACAGGAGACGATGTCCTGCATTCGCATATCTCGGATGCCTATTTGCAGGAACTTGAGTTGCTGGGATGCAGAGTCAAAGAGTGGGAAGAAAAGTTGCAGTTCATGGGCACTGACTTTTCTGACAAACCCACACCCGTATATTTGGCAAAGCACATTGTCAATTTCATGACCAGTAAGGAATTCGTCGCAGAGCGACTGGATTCCTATGCTCGACTGTGGTGTCACAGTCCCTGGTTTGATTTTTGGCATGATGTTGCTTTTGCGTGGGGTTTGACTCTGCGCTCTCGAGAATTCTACCAGTTATGGTTCGACAGTCCATACGCGAGGTTGCTAAATCAATAAGTCAATCTTGGTGGTCCGGTTAGGGCGAGTCAATCTACTTGATGTTTCCTCAATCAAGTATGGTTCCTAATCGAAGTAGGCGCAAGCCTAGGGGTGGC